ACCATAGTCTGCATCATAACTCCTTGACCGGCACAACCACGGCCTGTGGTCCCCACTCCGCGTTCGGTACTACTTTACCGAATGCACTGAGAGGTGTGCCTGTCTCCCACAAACGATACCGAGAAGGTCCGAGGACCTGCCGACGCTCCGCTTCACTCAACATGCGGAACTGCTCTTCCTTGTCCGGCATCTCTTCCGGTTCATCGAAACTGCCTGGCGGCAGTCCTGCGAGTTCAGCGTATGTCGGGCAGATTGGAATGACCGTACATCTACAGTTTGGATGCGAAGGTACAACATCTGCAACTGGATTCGGATCTCCGTGCAGTGACCAGCACACAGGGCACACGTTAACATCACCAGCTGAGATGCGGCGCCAGCCACGCACGATGCTGAGATTCGCCTCAAAGGTCTGTCGCTGTGCCTCACGGTTCGCTCGAATCATCTCTGTACGTGCGATGGTAGCAGCTCGTGAAGGAGCGAGAGTTTCGTACGTCCTTGCCATGCGTCGTGCGACCTGGAGCGGATTGAGACCCTGTGCTATGCCGATGGTGACGTGATCGAGCGCAAAAGGTCCTATCGCTTCGAACAGCAGACCGAGCGGTGAGCCGTCAGCGGCGAAGCCAACGACGTTGGTTATCGCTTCGACAGGGAGCCGGTTCCACATCAAATCAGCCGTCAGACTGACGCTTTGAGGGACACCAGCGACTGCTCGCACGAGATCCTCCTGTATGTCCAGCGACAGCTGTATGGCGCGACGTTGTCCGTTCGTGGCGATGTCGGTCGCCTGTGGCGCCCATCGTGCGACTTCATCGGCCATCTGGACATTGAGCGCCTCGAGGCGGAGCATGTACTCGGAGAGACCACTGATGTCTTCACCTGCTGCCTGTGCTTCCTCGATGGCGGCTGTCACCGCTTCGAGGCGCTGGAGGTTGTCAGCCTGGAGAACACCGTACGTCCTGCTCATCTCAGCGAGTGCAGCGTTCTCACGGTATCGGAGCTTGTTCCTGTAGCTCTCATTGACTTGATAGATATCAGCCATCGGTGTCGGTCAACTCGTATCCGTAGTATGGATGGTACGACTTTCCGTTTTCCTTCGGTGCCATCTTCTTCAGGATCTCTTTGCGCGCAGATGTAGCCCAGCGATATCCAGCATCGCCACCCCATGCGGCCCATGCCACACGACCAGCGGAAGGATAACCATCCTCACCTGGTCGGAAACCTTCCGCTTGTTTGTCTACTTCGTGACGTCGGAAAAACGAATACATCCGAAGGACAGTCGACTCACTGAGTTTCTCGCCATTGATGATCTGATTTGCTCGCGCCCATGCGACAGCGGTCCCGCCATCACGACCAGCATCACGCCACTCGATGGCGCGCTGTGCTTCTTCCTTCATGTCCTTCGACGGTATAAACTTCAGCCCTGGCTCATCTCGATCATCGAATGCCTTCGTCTCTTCCTGGCGAACTGTGACAGGCAACAGACCGAGGTGCTGGATGCTGTTCAGGCCAACAGCCTGGAGTGCCGCTTCTGGTTCAAAACCAGCACGAATCAAAGCACCAGCAGCGCCGACCAGCTTCGCAGTTTCATCAGCAGTTCGAGCTGTCGAGACTGGCGCAGCATCAGGGACCAGGAGTTCCTGCGCGCCGATCTGCACAGGGACAGCAGTCGGGTGATAATAGCCGAGGTCATCATCCGATGGCGTCACACCAGCGACACGCTTCGCGGTTGCGAGATCGATGATGCCACTCTTGTACAATCGCTCCGCTCTCTCTGCGTCCTCATTGAGATCCGCTTGAAGCGCCGGAACATTGCTTACATCAAACTCTAGATAATCGCCTGGCTGCGTCTCTTCGTAGTCTGGAAGCAGTGCGATGGTGAGCGCTTCGGACATCTGCCGCATCAGCGGTATCATCCCGTCAGTCCAGGCGCTTCGCGTTGCTTGCTCGAGGTTCGAATATGTTGCGCGCTCAAGGCCGCTGCCGAGTTGAAGGACCAGCGGATTGAGACCGAGAGCTGCACACACGCGCTCTTCCGGTTTGCGGCGAATCTCATCGAACGCCATCTCACTCGGTTTGTGGCTGACCTGCTCGACCTTGAATGGTCCAGTCATCACCAGGACACTTCCGGCATTGTCGCCGGTGAAGTCCTGTTGAAGTTTGCGTTTCGTCTGACGTGCATCGTCTTCGGACAAATCCTCGACTCCGCCCTTGTAGTCTGGTCCGACCATGATCGATGGCATGCCACCGTTGCGGACCATGCCGAATGCGGCTGATGCGGCGACGTTATCGGTGGCGATCTCACGAAGAACAGATGTGACAGGTGAACGTCCAAAGCGAGAATCCTGCGGATCTCGACCATAGCGGATGTGAATCAGGTCCTCGAGTGCGATGTCGTACGACGTGCCATCGACCGTGTACTGATACTTGATGAGCGGATTGATTTTGTTACCGACTGGACGCATCATGTCAGCCGCAAGGTATTGCAGACCAACGACACGACCAGAGACGCGCACCTTCCTGAAATAGGCGTTTCCGAGCAGCTGGTAGTCAGGGAGAATCCACGACCACACGAGCGAAGGCGGAACGTTCGGTGTTGGCTGTGCGAGCAGCTGCAAGATCGGGTGATCTGCGACAGTCTCGACCTGTCCATCTGGCATCGGTCGACGCACGACAGGAACACCCTGGCTCCAGTTGCGGATGTACCAGTCCATACCGATCGCGACGATAGAGTTCAGCATCAGGTCGCCGGCCTGGTTCCTCCAGTTGAAACTCGAGCCTGGAAGGTTACGTGTCAGCAGGGACCAAAAGTCTCCGTTACCTGTGCCGGTGAAATAGGACGTTTGGCGCTGTATCAGCGGCGGCGGTAGGAGTGCATTTGGCGCGGCAGTGGCTTTGCCGATGAAGCGATCGAAGAGTCCCATGTGACTATTGTGTCCTTATCATGTCTTATACTGCACCCCACCCACCGCCACGACCGACGAGCTCGTCGTAGGCGTCAGTCAAAGCATCCACGATGTCGTCATTCTTCCCCAGGGGAAATGTTCGCATCTCATCGAGTAGTGTACGGTTCCAGTCAGCCGCGACCATGTACACGTTTCCTCCAGCGACCTGACTCGCGAACGGTTCAGCGCGCACATCCTTCGATCCGGTCACCGGCAGGACTGTTACAGCACTACCATGAAGCAACCGAAGCATGTGCATCGCTTGACTTTTACCAGCCTGACCAGGATCCTGCGGTAGTCGTATCCTGATGCCACGGCCATCGAGAGCAGCTGTCTGCTTTATAACTTTATCGCGCTGGTCGGTGTCATACTGGCCACGCACGACATCGAGGATCCAGATGCGACCATCCGTGTCGCGTCCCATTTTGACACCGACCGTGAAGTCACCACTTCCAGCTGTCGCTGCAAGGTCCCAGGCGCGGGACATCTTCGCGCAGTTTGGCATGGCGCTCTCGATGACAATCCTGTCACTCTTGAAGAACGAACCCTCGCGAGGTGTTGGATGTTGCTGGTACAAAGCACTCCACCCGTAGTCGCCGCTGTTGGCAACCATGACCTCCTTGATGCGTCCAAGTTCCTTCACGTCATATCGTTCAGGCCACAAAGCTTCGCCAGGCATTCGACCGATCTGACACTTCTCCTCAGCGATGGCTGGCAGGTTCAGCACGGTCCATCGATGAGGTTCCGATGAGATTGCGCGAGCGGTGATGTCGTCATGGTGCCACCTGGTCGAGACGATGATGAGAGCGCCCTTCGGTTCCAATCGCGTGTACAGGTCGTCCGTGTACCAGTCCCATGCTTTGTCACGATATAGGGACGACTCGGCATCCTCTCGACTCCTGATCGGGTCATCGATGATGATGCGCTTGAAGCCGACGCCGGTTGGCGGTGAACCGACACCACGCGCCATAAAGGTTCCTCCCTCCGGTAAACTCCACTCATCCTGTGCGGCGTTGTCCTTCGCGAGCTTTGTCCTGGACGAAACGATCTGTCTGGACTTCCTCGAGAAGCGCCTGGCGATGCGCTCATTGTAGCCAGTGACCAGCACGTTCGCTGACGGGTCCCGCTCGATGCAATAGGCGCCGTATCGCACGGTCACTGTCTCAGTCTTACCGTGGCGCGGTGGCATGTGGATCGCGAGTCTGTCGATCTCACCACGCTCGACTGCGTCAAGGTGTGAAGCGATGGCGATGAGATGTCGAGCTGTAAAGGACCAGCCATTCGGGAGCGTCTCTCGAAGGTAGTCGAGATAACAGAGAGCTGTCTGAGCGCTAGTCTTCGTTTGGACCTTCGCTGGCTGCGGACAGAAGTTGAACCGAGAAAGTTGCAATCTTTTCGTAGAGAGCTGCAATCTGCGCGGCGCTTTGTCCATTGATGTACCTCTCGCTTTGCGTTGTCCTGGCGATGACCTGAAGTGCTTTGAGGTTGTCCTCAAGGACGGACGCCAGCAGATCATCAAGTGAGACTGCTGGTGCCTTCGGTGTTTTGATAGTTTGTGACGCGTCACAAACATCTGTCGTATTCGTAACGATTGTCGACATACGACTGCGAATCTTTATGACTGTCGATCTTGGTAAACCATGAAGCCGAGAAACAACCGTCGGTGTCTGACCTGCCAATAAAGCAGCTTCGACCCGTGCGATTGTTTCCTCGTCGTAGATTGTTGGACGTGCCATGCTTCTATTCTGGCTCATCCTGGCGCACTCTGCGCCTGTAGTGAAGCTGTCCGTGGCACATATAGCACAGGACCTGCACATCCTCCATCAGCTCACCACCGAGTCTGATGTAGGTGATGTGATGCACATCGAGCTTGTACCCGTCATCCTGTCGACGACCACACTGCTCGCAAGTTCTACCGGATCGCTCAAGCGCCTTCGTGCGAATGTCCTGCCACCGTTGCGATCGCATGTACTTGCGACGGTAGTCGCGCCATGCTTCATCGACCTGGTCGCTGGACGCTCCGATGGCCTTGAGCAGCTGGTAAGTGTTGGACCATGGTTTCGCCATGATGGTCTTTATGATGTTGTCCGTGTCCATGTGATCTCATCCTTGACCGGGTGATCCTCGCCCCACATCCAGTCAGTCGCAAAAAGCGACTCAGGGTCCAGTGTGAGACCTTGTAGAGTCTTCGACTCTGTCCCGGTGTGCATCACGAATGCCTCAAAAAGGTCGGAATATCGGATGTACACATCATGATCGAAGCATACGCGTGTGATCGGTTTGCCATGCATCAAGGGTTGAATAACTTCAGAGAACTTCATTCGATCACCGTCCAATCTCTCGCCAGGACATCATTGCCTGATAAAGTTGCGAAGCCCTTGCATCGCCAAACATTCGCGCCATCGAGCTCGTAGCGCATGAGTGCAGATTCCACCAGCTGTATCTTAAATCGAGCGCCATCACGCCACACAGGACGTCCTGCGCGTACATCTGTCATGATTGACTCGAAGCTCTTACGGCCACCATGATTGTTTTGTTTCTTACCGATACATTCTTGGAACTCCACACGCAGTGCAGGTTCTGACATCAGCCACCTGTTGAGCATCATCGTCGGAAAACCAACCGATGCAGCTGCATTGCTTCGTGTCTCACCGTTTGCGATGAGCTCCGCCCACTTGATCACGGTCGCTGTCTTTTCATCGAGCGAAATGTACGGGTCCATTTTCTTGACTACCCTGTCTGGCTTTTCTTCATTGATCCATCGCTGGACTGTGCCGCGTGTCATCTTCATGATCTGCGCGGTGCGGCTGATGCTGTTACCTGCAGCTCTGAGTTCCTTGATTTGCACCAGGAGTTTTGTACGCTCCTCGAGCTTTGTGTTCTTCGACATTGATTCTCCCCTTCAAAGTAAAAGACCAGGCACACCGTTCGGATGATGTGCCTGGTTCGTCAGCGAGTCGTTGGCAACCGGGAGATGGTTACTCGCTGGCGTCTTCACCGAATGGATCTTCGATGTCATCA